TCGTGGTCTTCTGCTTCCCACTTTTGATGCTCTACACACCAATGAGGTTTTTTATCAGCTTTAGTAGCCTTCTGTAAAAAATTATCTAGTAACACGTTTTGGCACTCCAAAAGCTTTTGCTATTTTATAAATTGATGCAGTTATTGGTTTTTGCTCTTCAACATTCGGCGTGGGATTCGGCTTTTGCCAAAGAGATTGCTGTCCTGATACAGGAGGTAAACCCATTTCTTCTCTCTTAGCCTTTGATGGCATCCCTGGAGTCACAGCCTCACCCGTAGGGACGCCATACTTATCTGTGGGTGGTTGTGGTTGTATAGGTGGAACAACCCCTTGTCCAGCATCAGCCCCTTCTGAGGAAATCTGTGTCTGAGGAGCAGCCCCTTCAATTGCAGGAGCAATATGACTAGCATCCCTAATATGAGAATCTACGTGGGCCTTATGTTCTTGCCAATTAGCATTTGCATATTTAGGGGTAGGCTCAAATCCTATATGTCCATCTTGAATCAATTGATGGAATTGATTATTGTCCATCGGTGTTCCAGCATGATGGCCTGCGGGTAAACTGTTTACCGTAACATGTCCTATCTTGTCACCAGCGGTACCGTTCTCATCGGTACTTGGATAATTACCTACAAGATGTTGATAATTTTTAAGATGGTCTTCTAAGGTTTTACCTCCTCGTTGCATCATGCTCTCCCTAACTTGTGCCCGTTGCTGGGCATGGTCAAGACCATGAAAATCGGGATGGCTAAATATCCTACCTTCCCCAATTCCTAAATTTTGATGATGTTGTTCTATTCTCATTTGTTGATTAGCCGCTTGTTCTTTCGGCCCCCAGTTACTACGAGGTGCAACAGCACTCTCAACCCTATCTGCCCATCCTTGTCGCTGTTGTTCTCCTGCTTGAGCCACCCGCTTGGCTGCTCCAGCAGTAGCCCCAGCACCCCTTCTAACGCCCCCAGCACCCCTTCTCACGCCCCCAGCACCACTTCGTAATACTCGTCCTAGTTTGTGGGATATTCCCCCACGCTTGCCTACTGGCTCTGCTCCTGGTTTAACATTACGGCCCTCTATAGGAGTGGTTTGTCTCACTCCAGACACAAATTCCCTTCCTCCTTGAGTAATACTTTGTCCTGTCCTACGAAGTTGGCCCATTAGAGTAGACCGTTCTTCAGCGGCTGTTCCTTTAATGTTTTCGCCCCTCGATTTCCATCCTTTTTGACGGGCACGGTCTAGTACGGCTTGAGGAATTGGCCTAGTTGTTTTTGGTGCGCCAAGCTTCCCAGTTGGTCTTTTATCTAATGCTTCCTTCTTTCCACCCTTTCCAGGGGTAAAATCTTTAGGGGCTTCCCCACCAAAATCTTGTGGTCTAAGATTACCCGAAGCTTTTCTTTCCTCCCTTCCACCCTCTCCAGGGGTAAAGCCTGGTGGAGTTCCCCTGCTATAATCTTTTGGCGTGGGGTCAGGGGTATCCTGCCCAATCGCACTGCCTTTTCTATTAGCTATTGCTATCGTTGCTGCACGTCGTTGCCTAGCCCTCTCTGCAATCTCTTCGCCCTTAAGCCCAAAGCCCCCTCCCGCTGTTTTTCCAGGTGTTTCTTTATGTGTTTGCCTTCCAGGGATAGGAGAACGAGGTGCATTTTCTTCTGTGTTTGTAGTAGGAGGTTGGCCTGGAGCAGCCCTTCGCCTTTGTTCTTCACTCGCCTTAACACGGCGTAATGCATCTCGTTCTGCTTCTTTTCCCTCTCCCGCTTTTTCTATTCCCATAAAATCATAGAACATTTTTTGAGCAGAGCCAGCTTTCTGTCTAGCCTTGGCCTTATCAGACTTATCGTAATCGGGAGCGTCTTCATCAAGCCTATCACCTAAAGCTTCTCCAGCTTCATTAACTACCCAAGGAGGAAGATTATGAATAGGTATTCCATCATCATCTGTTTCTGTTTCTACTACTGGAACATAGCGCATAGTTTCATATGACTGTTCTGATGGAAAGCCATACTCTCTCATAAGCTGTTCATGTTCAGCCTTACGTCCTGCTTCATTATGAAGTGTAACGAAAGATTCCTTGGTTGTCAAGGGGTCTTTGGCTTCCTTCTGCATCCAAGCTGTAAAAGATTTATTAAAATTAATGGTACCATTCTCGTTTGATTGCATATTTATTTTCCTTATGGGTGCAAGTATTCGTGGAGATTTTGGTATTGGGGGCATTTCAGCCTTTAATAACTCAAATCCTGCTCCCTGATTAACTCCCTTTTCACAGATTGTAACCTCTGCTAATTCCATATCATCTACTTGTAAGTAAGGAACTAATCCCTTAGTCATGTTTTGAATTTTGGTAGCACTTCCAGCAATACTATAAGATTTAAGCATTCCCTTATGAATCTGGTCTGATACCTTTTTAGCAATAGCAGTATCGTCACGTAGTTCACAGATAAAAAACAATCCGTTATCGTTTACACCACTTTTAAAAATCTGTCCACCCTTAGAAATGTAGGCTGGTAAAGCCCAGCCTACTTGTACATCTGAATGTAGCACCATGACATTACGAGTTCTGTCATTGTCCATAAATTTTTTAAAAGCTCGTTCCAAAGCTCCCGTAGTAATCAAATGTCCTTCTCTATCTACTAGAGAAACAGAAGCAGGGCCACCAATAACAACTGGTTCATCCTCATCTTTTTCAGCTTGTTTTCTGGCAGCTTCAGTATAGACAGGACTATCGGGGAAGGCTCTGGCTAAAGTAAGAATTTCTGCTTTAGAAGCCATTCCTACTTTAAACAACTTAGTAAATTCAGCAAGAGCTTCTTTGATATCCTCCATGGATACCTTACCAGATTGAGCTTTTTCTAGCCATAGAACAGAGGAATCATCATCTACATGTTGATAACGATTTAAATCTGGGGGATACTGAGCAATTTTAGAGGCATTTATATATCCCATTAGCCCTCATGTACTCCATAAACTACCCCATATACCTGGGTACTAGCCCCAGATGCTAGAGCAGATATATTTGTACGTACATCAAGAGGCCAGGGAGTTTCCCACGTTTCTCCAGCTTTCAATAATACACCAGTAGTTGCACTTGCGGTATGGTCTAAGGCAATGTATACTGTTTGAGAACCATGTCCATTCTTTAGTTTAAACCCTCTCACTACATTAATTCCTGCTCGTCGTTTAGAAGGAGAAAGGTGAGCCGTACCAAACCATTCATAAGTTAAACCAAGTGAACCATCTACATATGCTTGAACAGTACCATCTCGGCGTTGTTCAACACCAATTTTATCTACATAAAAATCAATATTATGTTGAGTAACTGATACTATAGCTACTCTATGCACCGCAGCTATTCGGTCTGCAACTCGATAACTAAGAGTCATTCTTTGAAAACTAGTAGATAAACTAATAGTAGCACTACTACCTAACACAACTCCATCACTATCTTGAATTTCTATTCTAACGTCTCCTGACCCCGATGCTCCTCGTACTTCAGCTTGAGCGCAAATATGGGTACCTTCTGTGTGTCCCGCAAATGTATGCACCCAATAAAATCCTTCTCCTGCTGCGGAATTTGCAGGATTGACTAGAAGAGAATTACTACCAGACGCAGCCTGGGCACTACTCTGAGATATTGCAGAGCCAGACGCAATGAATTCTGTGATGGTAGCATGTTCAATCGAAGGATTCTTAATAAGGTTGACGGAGGGTATGCCCCGTGATACACTCAGCAAGTCAACTGCTGAAGTACCTACGCTAACATCAATGGGAACATACTTATTCCATACATGGACGCTTGTTCTAGTACTTGGGTCAATCTCCCAGGAAAGCCAATTCTCAGGAAAATGTTCTGTATTCGGCATGTAAAACTCCTACCTGTTTGAGAACCATGTCATTATTCCAATGAGGCTTCCCAAGACTACTGCGGAGTGAATAAAAATGGCCCCCACAACAAAGAGAGCCGATTTAGCCCCATAAATTTTAGTTCTCCATTGTTTAATTTCGTCTAGTTCTTCATCTATCTTTTCATATCTCTGACAGATAGCCTCATTCAATCTAGTTTGGCTCTCTATATACGAATCTAGCCGTTCCATATAAACGGCTAGTTTAACATCTAATTCAGTATCTGGTCTTGTAGCCATGGCCTCTTAACGGCCAAATGCTAATATACGGACATAGACAGCTGAGACATCAGTAGTGTTTGCTACTTCGTCCAATATAGCTCCGTCTGCGCCAGCCTCATATAAAACTACCTTTTCATTTGCATAATCATATTGAGCAACGTAGCCACTCTTTTCCATTGAGATGAACATCACATGAAGTGATTCCAATCCTAAAGTAGTGGCAGTCAAAGACTCACCATTAGTAGCATAGCTGCTATCAAACTTTATTCGTTTAATAACATATTTGTTATTGCCTGGAACACCCGCCATATCCGAAGCATTACCAGGAACAGTTATCGTAAGAGCCATAATATTTCCTCCAGATGTGGTTTACTGATAGAGAGGGGCAGGAGCCAAAAGGCTCCTACCCCCCAAAGGTGGTGGTTAGGCATTGAGGTCTGCAATCTTAGCCTGTACGAAGAAGTTCTTGCAGCGCATCTCACCAAGAGTGTACAGCAAGCCCCTGACAACCAAGCTGTTAGCAGCGAAGTAGTCACGGTTCTCAACGTATTGGGTAGGCTGGGCAATAGCAAGTTCTATATAATCCGTATCTAGAACATACACATTTGACCCCAAAGCTGCACTGGCATTGCTATGTGACTTAGGCACATCAGCATCGGGTAGAATGGGGATACCCATGTAGGTTGCCAGCACTAGACCAGTACGGGTACCTGGGAAGGTTCGTTCTGAACCCACACCAACTTGGTACTCTTCCTGACCCATGTACCGTTGCTGGGAGTTGAGGAGCCTCTCCAACCTGAAATATTGGTCGTGGCCCATCAAAATGAGCTTCGGTTCTCCACCGTTTTCACGAATCTTCTGAATACAAGTATCAATCAGATTCAATGAGAGGTCACGGCCTACGCCAGCGTTATGCGAAACAAAAGCTCCTGCATTCCAACCGCCAGCAGTTCGTCCACCTAACGTAAGGTCATAAGCTTTCACCCTAGTTTGACCGCCAGCAGCGGCAGCAAGGTCTTCGGCTACGAGGTCATCCAAACTGGTGAACCCAGCACGGGATACAATATAGGCAATATCAGCAGCAGCCCAAGCAGGACTGGAAGTGTCTACTGTTATTTGACCAGCAGCAGTGTGACTAACACTACTAGCCCCACCAATGGTAACACCACTAGCGAGGTCATGAGCAGAAGCACTATCATCATAACGAGCAACTTCATCACCTAGATGGAAGTTATCCGAAATAGCTTTACTACCAGTATCAAACGTGGTTGCGGCCCCAGCAGAAGCTCGTACAGCTGACAAGGACATAATTTCAAAGTTGATTTCCTTCATGTGGTCTAGCTGGGCGTTTTCATTTTCCAACGCCAGCACATCCCCGACACCACCTTCCAACTGGGCGGTGAAGACGGACTTAACAGAAGCACCGAAGGTTGTAGCAACGATTCGGGGCAAGCTGCTAATAGTCTCTATTCGGGAAATGTCAACGGTGGGAAGGTTTCCAGTCTCAAGAATGGGCCTGGAACGGTCAGTACCACGGTCTGAACGTACCCTCCAACCAGCTGTATTACCCCAAACAGTGCGGGGTACAGCATTAAAGAACCTAGTTTGGTTGTTTAGAGCTTGCCAGACTTTTCGACCATAGGTGGTATTGAAAATATTGGACGCAACTCCCGCTGCTCCATCAACCGTAAACGGAGTTCCAACACCAGCACCAGCTTTCTTCATGAAGCCAGGGCCGAATACGCTCTGGTAAAGCCCCCTTTGTGACTGAGCAATATACTCAGCTAGAGATGGATTTGCCATAATTTTTCTCCTTATGCTTTATTTAGCCGATGAATTCCCTAGGGATTCCTTCGGTTTCACCAGACTCAATCCTTTCCTGAAGTACCCGTAGGTCTTTATAAGACATGTTCATCATCTGGGCAACCATGTCGTCAGGACTATCAGCCGTCTTGGTGATTGGGGTGGTGCCATCGACACCGAAACTATCTTCATATCGAATCATGGTGGGACGAGTGAGAGAAGTCTCTTCACGGAATCCCATCTTCCTCAGACGGCCTTCGGTTTCACCCTGTACCATCTTTTTAAGATTCGTTTGCCCTTTAAACACTTTAGTAAGCTGGGCAATCTGCTTCTGCATCTGTTCCAATGCAGGATACTGTCCATTCTCTACCGAATACATTTGCATCTCTTCTTCATGAGGATTATCCTCATCATCGTCTTCCTCGTCTCTAGGGTCACCCTCTTCCCTTCCATTCTCTTCATCAGGATACTCTTCTTCCATTCCTTCCTTAAGCAAGTTAAGCTGTTTCTGCATAGCTTGCAAAACCACTTGCACCTTATCGGTACCACGGGGTTTGGGAGCAGCCTTTTCCATATCATCATGACCGTCAGGCATTCCCTTAGCCTTTTCCTCTACCATACCCCATTGTGCGCCAGTAGGATTACTGGAATCAGCCTTAATCAAACCATAAACTTCACCAGCCACAGCTTTGATAATTTCCTGCTTTTCCATCGCATCATCTTCATCTTGTGCCATTTCAAACTCTTCGTCTTCCGCTTTTGTTAGTCGAGAGTCCATCTTCTGCAAGACCTCGGCAACAGCAGCGAGAGCCAGATTACTGCCTTCAATCTGTTTCTCCAACCTGTCAACCATATCGTATTCGGACATATTCTTCCTCCTATTTCTTGCAAGAAGTTGGTCTAAGCCACCTCCGACTTCCCGACAGAGATAATGTACGTTATTCGTACATATTATTATACTACGAAGTTCAATTTTTTTCTAATTTTATACTATAATTTGATTATGCTTCGTCCATTGGTGGTAATTCCCCATTGACCGTAAGTTTAAGAATCTCATTCCTGAAATCATATAAAGGAATTTGAACTAGTTTCTTTAGTTTTTCACATTGAGTGCCTTCAGGAACTGCTGCTTCCACTAAATCCAAAAGTCGGCCCACTAAACGAGAATGTCGAGCAATGATATATTCTTGTATTGGTGTCACTTTACTTACATTTACCATATCTTATCTCCTTTTATGCTGAATACTTTAAGGAAGATACCGTTGAAAATTTCCGTTACGAGAAAGTCGCTTCAGTAATTTCTCATGGATATCGGGAGTTACCTGGTTTTCAGCAAATGTACCGTTAGCTATTCGTTCCCTCTGTGCAGTTAAGGCTTTTTGTTTAGCTATGGCATTAGCCTTGGTTTGTCGTTTTCCCCCGTAATAATCTAAATCCATTTGGACATCAGCATCTTCTTCCCAAACCTGGACTCCTCCACCTGGAGCATGACTATACTGCTTATCAGGGTTGTTCTTAGATAAAATATCTATTAAATTAGAATGCACAGCTTTCTCGATATGTATCTGAGATTTTTGTATCATCTTTTGTAAAGTCATAATTTCCACCTTCTTTATTATACTTAAATTTACGAAATTACTCTCAGTGCTATACCCGCTTGCTTCAATAAATCTATGGCTTGTTCATGAACATATAATTCTGTTACTGCAATCCATTTAACATTACTGTTAGCAAACATTTTAGCACACGAAAAACAGGGAGATACCGTAAGATACGCCGTAAGAACATCATCTGACCTAAGTTGTAAAAACGCATTTACCTCTGCATGTAAAGCATTACATAAATCTAACTCAGTACCAGATAACGAGAAGGCTCCCTCACACGGAGAATCTAGGCAATGAGTAAACTTAGAGGGTACACCATTATAGCCCGTAGCCACTATATGGTTTTGGGAATCCACTAGAACACACCCTACTGACCGTCTCATGCAAGTACTTCTCTTAGCTACTGTGCTGGCAATCTCTAAAAAATATTTATCTGTCTCAATCCTGTCCATCCTTTTCACTCTCCCCTAACGCTAATTCTCTAATTCTTTCAATTGTAATTTTTTCGTTCTCTTCAAGCCCCCACCGTTTTCGTAATTTACTACTGCGTTTTAATTCAGCACTTAACACAACTAATTCATCAGAATCTAAATCGCCTGAATATCCAGGTTGTAAAAGCTTCAGAGGAAAGCCCGTTCTTTCCTCAAAAGTTCTTCTATTTCTTCGCTGTGCCATAAGCCTGTATCCATACATCAGTTCCAACATCTGCCGTAAATATGCTGGGTACGTTATCATATCTATGAAGATAAACAGTCTCTGTTCCTACATTACCATAAACGGGATGCCAGTAGGTAATTACTTGTTTGGGGGCAGATACACTATGCATCCTATTTAACGAAAATTCATCGCCCCCTTTCATAGTTCCGCAAATCCAAGCAGAACCCGTACCAATGTCATACATATCTACTCTATGAAAATGCCCTAACAGCACATCAGTAAAAGTATCATTTAAATTCCCATCATGTTCAATTACTGTTGCTTCTAAAGCTTGTCTAAACTGTGTAACTCCTCTCATAGCCCCAACCATTTTATGGATGGATTGAGAATTACCGCCCCCTGAAATAGAATCTCCATGGAACAATAATATTTTTCTATTACAAACCTCAATAATCTGAGCAAACGCCCTAGGAATAGTAAACGTTATATTGGGTTGGTTCTTACAAAAAGCTGCAATCCATTGGTATGTAAGATAATCCCAATCCATGTATTTATCTTTCATGGGAGGTTTTTGAGTCATTCGCCCATGGTTCCCTACTACACAAGGAACTCTAACCTTCTCAAAATGTGGAGCCAAATACATCAACGCTTGGGCAATTAAATGAGCAGCAGATAACATTTGCATCATACAATTGTCTATATTAGACCTAGACAATTCCTCATGGATGTCGCCACTCACCATATCTCCCAACATAGGAATAACTAATTCGTTAACGTCGCAAATATTACGCCTATACATTGCAAGGTTATATACCTGTTGAGTCCACCCAGATAATCTACGATTAAAAATATCCACATCATACGTATTTAATCCTGACATTTGGTTAAGAGCTACTCGTTCTCCTACATGTGTATCCGTCAAAACTGCTACCATGGTTTGTGACTGTCCTCCCGCTACTTCATGTGGAGGAGGAGGAATTACTGGAACAGCAGCGAATGTAGGAGTATAGGAATAGATAGCATCCACAATAGCTTCTTGACTAGAAGAGTCTTTAGTAGCTTGTAGATAAAGCTTTTTATAATAACTGACCTCGGTTTTTAGGGTTTGAACCTGTTTGTCTACTGCAATTCTATTGTCTAGGGACTCCAAGAGTTCTTCTTGGTCTACCTCTTCGTCTCTGCAAACCTCCCTGTCGTACCAGCGTTGAATGGTGGTACGATGAATCGTTACTCCATATTCCTCCTCTATCCATTTCGCTATCCCCGTCCACGTCTCCCCCAAATCCTTTTTTCTTATTATCTCTAATCTTGCCTGTTCTGGAATCATAATTCCTCCTTACAGTTAATACAATAATTTTACCGCACATCAAACAATTTAAATCATGGTCTTGATTTATAAACATACGGCCTGAACACTTTGGACATATGTTATCGGATAAATTATTCATTGTCAAGGGCTAGAATAGCAGACAGTACAGGGGTAGCATTACTCCCCCTAACAAAACTTTTGTGTAAAAGCTGAAATTTGTCTAACCATTCCTTCTCTGCTTTAACTTCATTTTCGTCTTCTGGAATCCAATCGTGTGAATCATCTTCCTTATCATCCTCTATATCTACATCTTCTTCATCTAATTCTCCTCCTCTATGTAAATCATCTTGATGAATATCTATGCCACTACCCCAACCAGACTTTTCCATCATCTGCATATTAGAATTTGGATAATCCATCATGCTTTTAGTGGCTCCCGCAGCCCTTGGCTGGTCTATATTACCTTTTTCGTCTTCCTTACTATCATATGACTTAACTCTCTGGTCAAAATCATTCTGGTCAATAACTTGCTGCCTCAATTCCTTAGCAGGAGTTTTCTCAACATGAGTATCTTGAGGATGAAGGCCAGTTGCGGCCCTAGTATTCTGATTAGTAAGGGGGCCAATCCCAGTTAATCCCCCAGTTCCAGCTTTCTCTATATCATTTTGTATATTCGGTTCTTGTTCTAGCTTATGCGTTTCCTTGGGGTCTGGGAAAGTTTCATGAGACTCTTCAGAAACATTAGTCCCACCAAAAACTTTAGGAATTTCAGCCTTTTGTACCGTTGTCTTACGCATTCCCCAATCGGTCTTAGCAGGAACTGGTTTAGTACCCGTCCAAGTACCTTCTGAATCCCCAGGATACGTAGAACTTGTTGCTAATGAGCTAGTATCTGCTGACATATTTGGGTAGTCTTTATCCTCAGAGATACCTTCCTGTCGTTTTTTCCAATTAATCTCTTCTGTCGTTTTTTCTAATTCCTTGTTAACTCTTTTCTTTCGCCAATCAATTTGTTTTCGGGGAGTTTGTCTGTCAACATGAATACTTTGAAACTGTCCCGTCATCATTTTATCAGGTTGGCGTTTGGAAAGCCTGGGAGAACCCTCTTGTAGAAACTGTACCAATCGGTCTAAACCGTTCTTCTTGTCCTCACCCATCAGTTTCTTACGTTTGTCGTCTTGATTCCGTTTATTCTTTCTATGCCTACGTCTAGTTCCACGTTCTCCAAAGGTGGGTGTAAATATCCCAGCATGAGAAGAAGTAAAGACTGTACCTGATAGACCGTTAAATGCCCCCCCGCCATCACCCTCTTTATAGAGGTGGGGATAGTGTCGCTCAAACACACTAGGGTCTTTAATATTAGCTACTGCCTGTCCCATCGCACTCCCTGGTTTAAAGGAGGAGAGCTTTTTAGAGCTATCTCCATACCACTCTCTCCGTCTTTCATGACTAGGGTAATTATATGGGCCATCGGGTAATGTTTGCTGCCCTTCAGGTGTGCCTTCTTGCACTGTTTCCACATATTTTGATGGTTTTAGGGAGCTGCCAGCCGTATGCAATGATGCGGGGAACTGAGACAACGGATATGCTTCTTCTGCCTCAGGATTATAAGCGGGACTTTCCATTCGGAGTTTCTTATGTAATTCATCAGCCATTCCCTTACCCTCATTAGACATATCAGGGTCTAAATGACCATGAAGTAATTGCTTATGATACTCTTCCAAAGGTATAGTCATCTCTGCATCATAGTCTAAGGGTGTCCCATCTATTCCCCCCTCATCATACCTTCCGCTCATAGGAACTTCAGATAAGTAATAAGGTTCCTCATATTCTCTTCCTTCCCTCCATGCGGCCTCGTCATCTCTCGCATTCCAATTGGTATTTCGTTCATGCTTTAAATATCTAATGGCATTAGGGTGGTCTAAATAATCCTCTCCAAATTGCATGATATTCTGGACTGTAGCTAAAGCTCTATGTCCAGCCATATGCATATCAACTTCATCATAATTATGCCTTGTCCCCGAACTATCACTCTGTCTCTGATTTTTAATAGAATTTAAATAAACATGAGCTTCTGATAAGGGGTCAAAAGCAGTATGTGCTAACCACGCTGGAGTACTCCCAGGAGTGTGGGAAATGTGTTCGCTGCTTTTTAAGCCACTATTTGACGGAGCAAAAGATACATCTTTAGTCTTTGAGACAGTATCCAAAATGTTCTGATGTGCTTTACTCCCTAATGCAGGAAGTCCAAAGCTTTGGTTCCCTATGTCTCGCCCAACCTTTTTTACAGCTTCAGAACCACCTTCCCACGCTGGAGTTAATTCTTGACTTCGACCCTGTTGAGCAAAGGGAATGAACTTATCTTCTTCATCAAATCGTGACCCTGGCTGAGTTGTATATCCAATCTTTTGAATAGTTATAAATTTCATTAATTTTAGCACAGCATTTTGTAAATTTCTAACCTTAGCCTCTCTATAAGCTTTATCTTGCCGTAATGTTTTTGGGTCATATCCTATATTATATGGATGTAGAGGACGAGTTTCTTTTGTTCCTATAGGAAAATTAGGAATTGATTCTCTAGCATAATCTCCTACTGCGGAAGGATACGTGTTGTCACGTTCTCCTTCTCGACTAAAAGCTTGATGAGTACGCAAAGCTTCATAATTGGGTAAAGACATAGCTTTATCTTTACGACTCTGCCTTTCAGAGTATTGCAATCCTACTTCATCATCTGGAGTCCAGTTAGGGTCATTCATGCCACTTTTAGATAAGTCGATAGAACCTTCATATCCAGAAGCGTGGGCAGCACTGGCTACTTCCTCTGCCTTCTTGCGGGAATCAAATGGGCCTTTGCTACCCCAGTAATACTTATTTCCTGTTTTGCGGATTGGCATCATTTTCCTCCCAATCTTGTTGGTCATCCACATTAAAGCTTATTTGGGGATTAACTGAAGGGCCTTTAGGTTTCTGAATATTTGGCCCATTATAGAAAGTGGCCTTCTCTATGAAGTTTACACCAAAGGAAGTAAGGTTAGCAATATAGTCTGTGCCATCCTGACTAAACCACATCTTCTTACCATCATTAGATACTTCCTTAATTATGGGCGTTAGGAAACCCTTTTCCATAATTCCTTGCACCCAGTTTGTAGACTTATTTATGTAAGGCGTACCGCTTCCATCGCCCCTAGCATCCGCATATGCATTCAAATCATCCTCATCCCTATCCTTGTCAGGATGTGGACTTCCCAAAGAATTATAAACGAAGTTCTTAGGCTTCGCCGCATCCTTATTCAAGTCCATCTGCTGTATGGGCATAGGAGGTATAGGAGCAGCCCCTTGACCTTCTCCACCACCAGGAGCAGCACCCGTCCTACCAGGGGCCTGATTAACGCCTGGGGGGGCCGCAGGAGCCTGTGGAGGTGCTTGCTGTTGTTGCATCTGTTCTTGCTGTTGTTGCATCATTTGCATCTGCTGTTCTTGTTGTTCTAAGCCCATAGCTAATTGTTCTCCCTGCATTTCTGCCATATTAATAGGCTTACCAAATATCATAAATTCAGCATCTTCAACAGCTACTCCATCTGCCTTCAATCTAACGTCAAAGCCTAGACCAATGAACTGTTGAGCAATTTGAGCCTTCTGTTGAGAGAAGCTAATCCTAGTAGCTTCAGCTTTTTCCTCAGGATTGGGTAATTTAAGTCCCCAATCGGTAATTCCAAAAGATTCTAAGATTTGAGGGAATATTTTCTCATGAAATAAACGTTGGTCACCCTCTACCACCCTACTCATTACAACTAACTGCTGAGTTTGGGTACTAAGGCCACCAAATGCCTCTGGTGCGCCCTGCCAAGCAGGAGTAACTCCCCACATAGCTGCTATACGTTCCCGAATCTCATTTCTAACGGGCAAATAGTCCATCTCATTAAGAGTATGGAATAATCGCACCATATCAACCCTACCCCTGTTATTTCGGGCTGAAACAGCTATCATAGGGATATAGTTGGGGTCAAGTCTTGTCTGTGCTGCAATCGTTTGACGTTCCCGCCTAAGGCTCTCAGGGTCATCCGTAAATACCATCATCATACTAGCTGGCATCTTACGTTCAAAGAAATACCTATAGAGATTTTTATCCATCCCAATAAGAGTCAGAGCTTTCTCAAAAATAGTAAGAATTGGACTCCAGCCATATGTTTCAGATGGTGAGAATTTAGATAAATGAATGACTTCTCCATCAAATAAGAAAAGGTGTTGATTTCTGTGATAATACTTATACATTACGGCTTGCATTTCCAACTCACACTTCTCATCCTTACATTGCCCAGGTTCCTCCTTCACATCTTCCCTATGAATAGGACACATAAAATGAGCGTTTTTAGGAAGTCCCGCAGCATCCAGGTCAAACTCAATTAAAGCTGGATTTAAACGACGGAGTTCATTAACTTTAGACCTAAGGGAGCCATCATCAAGTTTTTTATATTCTTTAACTAAGTATAAAAAGGCATCATCAATGGAGTTCAAATCAAAATGGAATTGACGTAACACTTCCTCAATACTCTGGTCAAAGATATTACAATCATCCATAAATTTCATAAGTCTTTCTTTTTGCTTAGGGTCAGGGTCTTCCACTAGAGGTACCCATTCGATGCCCCGCCTAAAAACTTCACCTGTTATGTGCCCTATAGGAGAACGAACTTCCTCAATGGAGAAGGCCAGCATCTGTAAGTCCATTACTAGTTGCTGGCGATAGGCCATCTGATGGCGTACCCATGTATTCACTACATGGTCTAACCCAATGGTGGGGGCATGGCCTGTTTCCCCACCACTCGATTTCATGATATCTAGAAAATCAATTTGCTGATTCATATTTATGAGCGTTTGAGCTAATTTAGGTACTTCAGGTAAATAATCCGATAGTTTCATATCTTATTCCTCTGCCAGATTTTCTATATCTGATATAGATACAATCTTAAGAATATTAGTCATAGCTATTTCTTTTAGCATATAGCCTTCTGTACGCCTAGGAACCTTAGTGTCTAGCTTTTTGCCTTGACCATCAAGAAGTATCTTAAGATTAGCTATTTCTTCATCTTTAGCGTTTAATTCTTCGTCTACGTCTCCACCGTCTCCTAGATTAGCGTTCTGTAACACCCCTAATCGAGCAGCTTCCCTGACTAAGGCTATGAAAGCACCTTCTGTAAGTATGGTTACCGCAGCATTGGTATCCTCAACTTCATCCTCTGGCCCCAAATTCATTAACTCTTCATGCCATGTGTTCAATATACGCCAAGTCTTCGTGACTTCATCTTTATGAGCAGTATACTGAACTTCTCTATCTTTTAAAAACATTCCTACCATACAAACCTCCTGCTATGCTTAGTAGACCTAAAGGCCCAAAAATATAATAACCTCTATACCTATTATACTTTAGTATACTAATTTCTTTACGCAATCTTACATGCACTCCATCCACACGTTTTACAGGTTTCGCAACCACTTTCCTGAATAATCATAGGACTAGCGCAACCACACTCAGCAGCTAAATCAAATAAGAACAATTGTTTATTGTCTCTGTGTCCATTGACTAATACTTCCTTATTTCGACTTCCGTTTCTATAGACAGTAATACCTTTACATCCGTTTCTCCAAGCAGACAGATATGACTCCCCTACGTCTTCTAGCGTAGCCTCAGCAGAAAAATTAATAGTTTTAGAAATACCAGAGTCTACGTGTTTTTGGAACGTGGCTTGCATTAATATATGAGCTTCAGGAGTAATCTCAGGGGCAGTAACATAAATATCTTTAACCCAGTTAGGTACCTCTGGTCTATCTTTTAATAATCCCCCGTCTATTAAGAAGGCCATTAATTCCTCAGAATAAAAGTTATATTCCTGAGCATCAGCCTTAAACTGTTCATTCACATAAAACAATGTTTGTCCGTCTAAAATGTTCTGCTTTCTCCAAGCTAATGCAAAGAGTGGTTCAATGCCACTTGCACATCCTGCAATCATAGAAATAGTTCCTGTAGGAGCTACCGTAAGACGGCAAGCATTCCTAAAATTTTCATGG